GCAGAACACAAAATTGTAAGTCTCGGTGAACAAAAAGTGCTGAAATTGTTCGTAAGTAACCGACATGGTCTAGATGGTAAGACACTACACTTTTAATGTAGAGGCGTGAGTTCGACTCTCACTGACGGTTATGGCAAGTATTAACAGGAAGATACTTGGTTAATATGCAAAGTAAATCTCCTTGTGTTTATGATATGGCAATCCTGAGTCATGATAAAGCTGTCAATATTTTTGATAGCTTTTTTTGTATAGAGAGTGAGGAAAGCGAATGCCAATCACGGGCAGGTGTCGTGAACTACATTGTCATGCTATGGTTATTAGACCGCTTCATTATTGTAAACAACATGCTGATAAAGAAGAAGCATACCAACGAAGCAGGGCACAATGGGTTGAACGTGACAACAAAAAGAGATTCAAAGAATATGATCGCAAACGAAATGCTGATCCAATTAAATCTGAACAACATGCTTTCTATCAGAAGAAACCATGGAAAAGCTTAAGAGCAGTAGCACTAAGGCGTGATAACTTTCTCTGCCAATACTGCCTCAATCATAAGCGGATTAGAGAAGGAAACATAGGCGACCACATAGTACCGTATGAAGTAGAACCAGCTAACAAGCTGAACTTGGATAACATTGCGACATGCTGCTATTCTTGTCATACTAAAAAAACAAAATGGGAACAAATATATTATGGTACAGGACATGGAAATAAATTAAAATCTGTAATTCCTATCAGAAATATCAAAGATTTACCTGATTTTCAAAAAATATCTTGTAAAAAAAGTTAAATACCCTCCCCCTATGTTTATTTTAGGGAAACCACACACATAGGTATATTCTTGCGCTGGAGTTCTATTTTGAAATATTTTAATAGGGGGGCTATCATAGAAAAAAGAAAGGAGAAAATTTTGGTCGCAAAAAAGTTTAAAGACAGTAATGACGGTAAATTATCATATCGTGCGCCCAAACATCTTTCTCCGATTGCAAGTGCTTGTTGGCGTAAGACTGTTCCCTTCCTTGAGGAACAAAAGCCAGTTGAAAGAATTGATTCCTTCTTGGTTGAAATGTACTGTACACAGTATGAAATATATAGAAATGCTTATGATCATTTAAAAGAACATGGTGAAGTACAGAAAATATTTAAGCCTGTACAAGATAATCTAGGAAATATTATTGATACATCTTTTCAGGGTTTTAAGAGAAATCCTATGACTCAAATCTATTCTGATGCAATAAAAAATCTTACAAAAATAGGTTCTGAACTAGGATTATCTCCAAAGTCTAGATCAGATTTGATGGAACTCAATATGCAAGAATCGAATAAGCAAAGTACGGAAGAAAAAATGGCAGCATTTTTAGAGGGAGATGAAGATGATTACTGAGTTACCCCCTGTAAGTATAATGAATAAAGTTGTTGTTGAATTTAAGGTTGATTTAACACAAGATCATGATGTGCTTGGAGCTTATCATAAAATTGATTTTTCTGAGATACGTGCAAAATATCGTGATCCTGGTACAAGATATGCTTTTGCTGTTCTTGATGGACTAACTAAAGCAGGATACATGACTAAACTTGCGGCTTTTAGACATTTGAGAGACTTGCAACGTATTGGTCAAAGCGATTTCTTTTATCATTATTCGAAAAAAGAAATAAAGAGGTTGCTTAAAGTAGCCTCAGTTGTCCCTAATGTTGACACCGGAAAGCCAACGGAATTAATGCCTTGGCAAAAGTTCATCATGTGTATGCTAATTGGGTGGAGAAATGAGGAAGGTGGCAAAAGATTTACAGTCGCAATTATTTCTGTTTCTCGTGGTCAAGGTAAAACATATATCTTAGCTATTTTGATGGTTTATTCATTTCTATTTGAAAGTCTTGGTTTATCAAATCAAGACTTTTTAGTTTCCTCTATTAATTTTAAGCAAACAAGTAAGCTTTTTGGCTATGTAAAAACGATGCTCAAAGCAGTGATAAAGATTGAACCTTTCAAGACTATTGCTGCTGAAACGGGGTTAACAGATAGAACAATTCTAAATGATGAAGTGATCATGAAGAAGATGAATAATAAAATTCGGGCAATCTCTCATGAGGCAGGTCAATATGACAGCTTTCACTTTACTACTGCTATATTTGATGAAATTGGAGAAATATCTACACGAGACAAGATTTCAAAAATTGTATCTGGACAAGTATTAGTAAAAAATAAACAATTTGTACAGATTTCTACTTCTTATCCTGACCCGACTGTTCCTTTTAGGAAAGACCAAAAAACTTTGCAAGAAGTAATGGAAAAAGATTGGGATAGGGAAGCTGATACTTCTTTGTGTTTAGTTTGGTCTCAAGATGATTTAAGTGAGACATTTGAGCCTGAAACATGGGTTAAATCAAACCCGCTGCTTGATCTTGACGGCAAAAAGACTATTTTGCTCAAAGGATTAATTGATAAAAGAAACAGTGACTTGCTTCAAGGCACATTACATGATTTTCAAACAAAAAATCTAAATATGTGGCTTCAACAAGATATTGATAGCTATTTAAATTTGGACGATGTTGAAAGAGCAATTATTCCAGAGTTTAATATTCAAGGCAAACGATGTTATGCAGGAATTGATTACTCTATGGCTTCGGATAATACTGCTATTGCTTTTGTTTTCCCTTATCTTGATGATGATGAAAATCAGAAATGGCATGTTGAGCAACATTCATTTGTACCGTTTCAACAAGCGGGGTCAATAGAAGCAAAAGAAAAGCAAGATGGTATTAATTATAGAGATTTAGAAAAACAAGGTTTTTGTACAATAACAAGTCACCCTCAAGGACTAATTAATGATGATGAAGTTTATGAATGGATTGTTAACTATGTAGAAGATAATGGCCTAGATATTATCTTTTTTGGATATGACACTATGGGTGTCACTAAAGTAATTCAAATGTTAGCTAATAATACCGGTTTTAATTTACAACCAATTAGGCAGAGAACAAGTGAACTAAAAGAGCCTACTAAATTTTTACAAAAAATATTTGTAGAAGGTTCAATTAGCCGTCTGGATGACAAAATAACAGAAAAAGCTTTATTAAACGCTGTTTTACGTGAAGATTCTATCGGAATTCAAGTTGATAAACGTAAAGCTACTTTAAAAATTGACGTTGTAGATGCGATCATTGATGCTCTCTATCAAGGAATGTATCATTTTGAGGACTTCGGAGTTGCAAATGATAAGAGTTGGCAAGTAGATCATATGACACCAGAGCAAGTGAAAGAATGGTTTACAAATGATGAATCAGGATTACTAAATGAAATAGAAAACGAAAGCGAAGATGACTGGGGGTGGGAGGATGAAGATTTTTAAAGACTTTTTTAAAAAGATATGGGCCATTTTTGATGTTTTATGCTTCTTTTTAGCAGCAATAACATTGAATGTTACCGTTTTTCTTTCAAGCTTATTTGCTGGAGGAATAACCTTAACACTAACATTTATTATTTTTGGTCTAGGTTCATGGTTCATTAGTTCTAAAATCACAAAAGGAGGGGATTAGTATTGCCAATTATAAATTTCATTAATCAAACGAATGATCCACCAGAAGCAGGTAGCACTAAAAGCTATTTTCCAGATGGTAATGATTCACAAATAATTGATCGATTACTAGAAAGTGGAAATGAATGGGTGTCTGCAAAAGCTGCCTTGAAAAATTCAGATTTATTTGCCATTGTACTTCAACTTTCAAATGATTTAGCGAATGTAAAACTTATGGCTGATCGAAAGAAAAATCAAGGAATACTAGATAATCCAAGTTCAAATTCCAATAAACATGGTTTTTGGCAATCAATGTATGCTCAATTATTGCTTGGTGGAGAGGCTTTTGCTTATCGCTGGCGTAATGCTAACGGTACAGACGTAAAATGGGAATTTTTGAGACCTTCTCAAGTAAGTACATATCATTTTGAATATGAAGATGGTATGTACTATAACGTTACCTTTGAAGATCCAAAAATCTCACCAATTCTCCAAGCACCTCAGAGTGACCTTATACATTTACGTTTACTCTCAATTGATGGCGGCCGAACAGGTTTGAGTCCTCTATTTTCATTGGGACGTGAATTTAAAATTCAGAAATCATCGGATAGATTAACTATGTCTGCTATCAAGAATGCCTTGAATGTCAATGGAATTCTCACTGTAAAAGGTGGTGGATTATTGAGTGATGCGCAAAAACGCTCTCGTTCACGTGCTGTGATGAGACAAATGAATGGTGGACCACTTGTACTCGATGATCTTGAAGATTTCAAGAGTTTAGAGATAAAATCCAATGTTTCTCAGCTTTTATCTCAAACAAATTGGACTTCTAAACAGTTTGCTAAAGTTTATGGTTTACCTGATAGCTATGTGGGAGGACAAGGCGATCAACAATCTTCAATCCAACAAATTAGTGGTATGTATGCAAGTGCTCTAAATCGCTATATTAGCCCTGTAAAGAGTGAGCTAGAATATAAGTTGCACGACAATATAAAAGTGAATCTCCGCCCAGCTATTGACCCTCTAGGTGATTCTTACTTATCATCAATAAATAATGCTACAAGATATGGAACATTAGCCCAGAATCAGGCAGTTTATATTTTGCAACAAGCCGGATATATTCCAGAGAATCTCCCTGAACCTAAAAATCTACAACCTATAATTACAAATGTGAAGGGTACAGAGACAAACATGTCTGCAGAAGAAGGGGAAGGAGGTGATTAAGATTGAATAATCTTAGAAAGGAGGTGAAAAAATGGTAGTAATCGATATAAAAGGGCCTATTGTTGACAATAACCTTGGGACAATGTATGACTGGTTTGGAATGGAGCATACTAGTCCCACAAAAGTAAATACAGCAATCGTAAATGCTGATGATGAAGAAATTGTATTAAATATTGCTTCAAATGGTGGAGATGTTTTTGCAGCTTCTGAAATTTATACTGTAGTAAAATCATCTGGTAAAAAAATTATTGTAAACATTCAAGGTTTGGCTGCCTCGTCTGCTTCATTTATTGCTATGGCAGGAGATGTGGTTAATATTTCTCCAACAGCCCAAATTATGATACATAAAGCATGGTCACAATCTGCAGGTAATACTGATGACTTACAACATGAAGCAGAAGTATTAGATGGCGTAGATCAATCTATTGCTTCTGCTTATGAGTTAAAAACTGGCATGAAACAAACCGATATTTTACAACTTATGTCAAAAGAAACTTGGCTAACTGCTCAAGATGCTGTAGATAAAGGTTTTGCGGATAACATCATGTTTGTATCACAAAATAAACCTGTTTTATCTAATTCAATCAGTGCTTTACCAAGCACTGATAAGCTTAATGAATTCATGAATTTTATGAACTTCAAAAATCGGAATAATCCTCCGAAAAAAGAACTAAAACAAAATAAAAAAGAAGCTGATTTGCGATCTCGTAAATTGGCTATTTTATTGCAAAAATAGAAAGGATTTCTTAAATGGAATTTACACTTAATCAGCTCAATGAAAAATGGGTAGAGTCTGGAAACAAAGTTGCAGACCTCAACGCAAAAATGCAAAATGCTCTCAATGATGATAACTTCTCACAAGAAGAATTTGAGCACTTAAAAATCAATATGATTCTGAAAAAGTTCGTCGTGATGCTTGGCATGAACAAGTAATCGAAGCACAAGCGGAACAAGTTGTGCATATGCGCAATGAAGATAAAAAGCCTTTGAATCAAAATGATAATGATCTTAAAGATCAATTTGTTTCTGATTTCAAAGCTATGGTAAAAGGCGACCCACAAGTTATGAATCTTGTGACTTCTGATACAGATGAATCTGGAAATGCGATTGGATTGACTATTCCTAAAGATGTTCAGACCTCAATTAATATCTTGAAACGTCAGTATGATTCACTTGAACAATATGTCAATGTGGAAAATGTGACAACTCAATCAGGTTCACGTGTATACGAAAAATGGTCAGATGTCACACCGTTGACAAATCTTGATAATGAAGATACTGAAATTGCGGATAATGATGATCCGAAGCTCTATTTGGTTAAATACCTCATCAAACGTTATGCAGGTATTACTACAGCAACTAATTCTTTGCTTAAAGATACTGCAGAAAATATTTTGGCTTGGCTTGCTGGATGGATTGCTAAAAAAGTAGTTGTAACACGTAATAAGGCCATTATCGCTGTAATGGATGCAGTACCTTCAAAACCAACACTTGGTACATTTGATGACATTATTACTATGATTAATACCTCAGTTGATCCCGCCATTAAAGCAACTTCAATTTTAATGACTAATACTTCTGGGTACGATAAACTGACTAAAATTAAGGACGCTACTGGTAAATATCTTCTGGAAGCTGATCCTAAAAATCCAGATCAGTACTTGATTAAAGGAAAACGTGTAGTAGAAATTGGTGATCGTTGGTTACCAAGTAAGGGGACAGCACAAAGTCCAGTTTACCCATTATATTTTGGTGACTTTAAACAAGCGATTACTTTATTTGATCGTGAAAACATTTCACTTTTGACTACAAATATCGGTGGCGGTGCGTTTGAAAAAGATCAAACAAAAATTCGAGTTATTGACCGTTTTGATGTACAGGCTACTGACAAAGAAGCAATTGTAGCAGGGGCTTTCACTGAAATTGCTGATCAAATTGGGAACTTCACTGGAACTACAACGTCAAAATAACAACGACGACTACCGTTCCAACAACTACTACAACAACGGTAGCTTCGTCGACAACAACAAGTACAACAACTGAAAAATAAGAGGGAAGGGCAATGAAATATTTATTTGCACAGCCAGCTAAAAAGCGCTTTGCTTGGGAACTTCGTACAGCAATAAAAAGCTTAACGGACTTAGGAGTGAAAAAATCAGACATTGTCCTTCTCTTTGCTGAAGAAGATCAGTCTGTGGTAAACGACTTTAGTGATTATGACATTCATGTGTATCCAGATGAACGCTTTGATAAATCCTATATTCCAAGTATTCGCCCATATCTTTGGTGGAAATTTCTTTCTGAAGATGAGGAGAGGGAACAAGAGACATATGTATATCTTGATTCTGATACGGTAGTGTTGGACTTGTCCATTTTTAACTTACGTCCTACAAAAAGCCGATGGTATTGTTCTGATACAGTAGGCTATCTTGGGTATCGCTATATTCAGAGTGTGACAAATTCACAAATAGTATTTGAAGCTATGACAGAAGCTATAAAAGTTCCACAGCCATGGATTGAATCGATAGAAAAAAATTCTGGTGGGGCACAATGGGTTATTAAAAGTCCAAAAGCAGGTTATTGGCATGATGTTTATGTCAATTCAATAGTTCTTTATCGGGCCCTTGAACCGCTTGATACTTCTTTACAAAAATGGACTGCTGAAATGTGGGCACAGCTATGGACAATGTATCATTACGGTGTTACTCCAAAGGTACATACAGCTCTAAATTTTGCCTGGTCAATTGATGATGATCTTGGAGATAAAAAAATTATTCATAATGCTGGCGTTACAAATGATTCTGTTTTGTTTTTTAAGGGAAAATATCAAGATATTCCCCCTTTTCTAGATTTAGAGCAAACTTCAGGTAAAGTTTCTGATATATATGTTTCCAAAGTTAAGGAGGCAAATTATGGTAGTTAAAGTAGAAGATCTTCTTAATCAGCTTTCTGAAGATGAAGCTAGAAAATCTCAGTTAGAATTTTATCTGAAATCAGCTACAAACTGGGTAAAAAATTCAATTACATCGATTAAAGATGATGATGAATTTTTTATAACAGAGCAAGCGGCCCCTCTTATGGACTTAGCTATATTAAGCTACGCTATGGACCTTTGGACTCATCGTTCTGAAAGAATGCCAGCTACAACTGCTGTAAGACACATGATTGGTCAATTGCGTGGTTTGTATTCTGTTTGGAAGGAAGAGCAAGATGAAGAAATTTAAACCAAACGATCTTAATCGTAAATGTAAAATTGGAATGTTTAAAACAACTAAAACGGCAACTGGAGGGAGTGTTAAATCCCTTGATTTGGAAACAGCTAAAGAAATTTGGTTTGGCTCTAAAACGAGGACTTTAGCCTTGCAATATCAAATCCAAGGAACTGAAATTGCAGATACTTTTGAAATTGTAGTTCGCCACAATCCTACCTTCACTAAAAAGATGGGAGTGCTATTAGACGGCGTACTTTATGATATTAAAAATATATCGCCTGATGAATCTGCTTCTATTCAAAGATTTGATATTCTTACTTTGAAAGAAAAAGTAAAAGGGGCATAATATGGCAACTTTTGAAGAATCCATGAAATTACTTGTAGATGAGGCGGAAGCTTTAAGTATAGGTATGTCCGTAGAGGATAAAAAGGAAGTTACAAAAGCAGGCGCAAAAGTTTTTCAAAAAGCACTTGAGGCACAGGTAGTTAGAAAGCACTATCGGTATAGAAAAACTGGAGAAAATCCTCACCTTTCAGAAGGAATAAAAGTAAAAAATACTAATATTGATAACGTCGCAGATGGGCAAAGTATTGTTGGCTGGGAAAGAAGTACAAAAGCTGGTACCAATACAAAAGGTTATATTGCAAATATCATTAATAATGGTAGCCGCATTCCACAATTTACAACACGTTCTGGGAGAAAATATAAAAACCCCGGTGCAGTCGCTATTAATGCCGATCATTTCATTGAGGAAACACGAGAAAATCCAATAGTTCAAGAAATGATACTCACGGCAGAATCAGCAGCCTTAAGAAAAATAATTAATAGGAGGCAAAAGAGTAGGAAATGAAAAGACCAGTACAACTTATAGATGAAGTTCTGAGACAAAGTAACTTTCCATTTGATGATATTTTTCTAGATGCGATACCTCCTGAGGAATTGAAGAACACAGATAAGACTCAAATACTTCTTACCGAATCCAAAAATAATCCAAGTGAGTATGGAAATTCAAAATTTACTTCATTTGATTATGGTGTTTATATTCAAGTGTTTTATACAAATCGATTAGACGTAGATATTGACACAACGAAATATGAAATAGAGTTAATGGAACATCTTATTGATAATGAGTGGCTCATTTTGCAGTCTCAAGCTCATTATCAAGACCCTGATACAGGGCAGATGATAAAAAATTTAACGGTGCAAAGCACCAAAACACTAAATGAAATAGCAAATAGCTAAGTCATTTTTTATGAAAGGAAAAAAACTATGGCAACAAAAGGTATTAAACTTGTAACCCTTGCAGTATTGGATACTGATGGAAAAGTTCTCATTGGAGAAGAGGGATTATCAGCTAATGGGCTATTCCCGATTACAGATGAAATGTTAGGGACAAAAACGGCAAATATTACTAACGTATCTAGTGCACCAGTCATGATTTATGGTAATGATGGGCAAGTAGATGCGGATATTGCAAAAGGTACACCATCAGTAGCTTTTGACTTTAATGGACTTCCAGTGGATATTAAAAATAAAGTTCTTGGTCGTAAAAACGATGGTAAAGGTGGTTATACCCAAGGAGAAGCTCCAAAAATCGCAGCATTGATTCAAACAACAACCATTGGCACTGGGTCAGCTCAATATATTGGATTTGCTTCAGGTAAAATGAATGAAACTGCCTTAAACTTACAAACCAATACAAACTCAGTTGTACGTGTGGATGACGCTCTTACTTACACTGCTTTCTCAGTATCTAAATGGGCAGGTGAAGCTATCAAATTCTTTGATGGAGGAGATGAAAACTTTACTGAAGAAGATATGTTTAAAGACGTCTTTGAAGGATATAATTCAACTACTACTACAACTACGACAACGGAAAAGTAACAACGACGACTACCACAACTGAAGCGCCTAGTACTACAACAACAACGGTAGCTCCGTCGACCACTACAACAACCACAGAGGCGTAAGTAATCACAATAAAAGAGTTGAGTGATTAAATTTGCGGAGAAATCCGCTTTTATATGGAAGATTCTGGTAATTATGGGTTCAATTCCCATATCTTTCTTTTTAAAATAGAAATAGAGGTAAATTAAATGAAATTAATTGTTAAAAAAATTCGTGAAGAGTCTTTTGAAGTAAAAGCGTCAGTAAAAAATATTAAAAAAATGCATGACTATCAAATTGGCTTGGCTAAATCTACAGAAGAATTAGAAAAAGTTCAGTCTGGAACAATGCAAGAGATTATCACAGCAACTTTACATGACGATATGAACTTCTTTAATAGGGCTGGAGTATTTATTTCCGAAATCTTAAAACTAAACAAAGAAGAGATGGAAAAACTTGAAGAGTTGGAACGGACAGAATTTATGACTTTACAATCAAAAATTGTACTAATTTTACAAGGATATAGTGATCTTGATGTTGAAGAAATGTTTAAAGAAGAGGTAGATTCTGTCGAAAAAAAAGAACAAGCGCTGAAGAACGACTAATCTTCCACAATAACCAACTTATTGACTTACAATTATTTGAAAAATCAATTATTGAAACTTGGCATTGGACTTTGGATGAAGTAGAGCGACAAGATTATTATGAGTTAATTGAAGTATTTAAGTCAGATGAAAATAATAAAATGGCTTCTTTTGATGATTTAAAGGGGATGTTTGGCCAGAATTAATTTCTTTTTTTCATGAATGTTTGATATTATACATAACAATAAGATATAATGATAGCATCATTATATTTAGGAGATTATTATGTTAAGAGCTTATGGAGAATTTTGGAAAGGCTACGCCAATTGGACCGGATGTGCTAAAAGAAGCGAGTGGTGGTGGGTTGTTCTTTGGAATACTATCATTGGGATGCTTATAGGAATTCCACTTTCTATGACAATTAGTGACGATGGTACAACTACAGTATTAGGAGCGATTTTAGCTTTTATATTGTTAATGTATTGTTTAGTTGCATTTGTACCCAGTATTTCTTTAACTATTCGTCGCTTAAGAGATGCTGGTTTACCTTGGGGGTTATACTTTTTAAATTTTATCCCTATAATTGGTGGGTTGGTTGTATTTGTGATGATGCAACTTCCCACAAAGAATAATAAGTAAAAAAATAATAAGCAAAACGTCTAATTTTAGGCGTTTTTTTGTACCAAAAATTAGGAAAGGTGACTGTATGACAAGTGAAATGATTGGCTCTGTTACAACTGGTATTGATTTAAATGAAACAAAAGCGGTTGAGAGTATCAATCGCTTAAAATCAGCAGTCAGAGATGTTACTCGTGAATGGCAGATAAATGAAGCTCAATCTAAATCAGCCGGTGATGCTGTTAGCGCCAGCAAGATAAGATATGAAGGTTTGAGCGATGCCGTAGAAAAACAAAAAGTTTACATTTCAAATTTATCTGATAGTATGAAAACTATCAATAGAGATACAGAAGCAGGGGAAAAGGCTTATCAGAAGTATAATGGTCAATTAACAACTGCTGAACGATCTCTAGCATCAATGACTGGACAACTTAATAGAGCAAAAACGGCCTATGAATATCAACAAACGGGTATTGAAGGTTTAAATAAATCATTGTCTGCTAATGATAAGCTGATGAAATCACAAATTGATCTTTATGAAAAGACCAAAAATAAAATGGGAGCTGCAAAAGCAGAAATATCAGGTTTATCAACTTCTTATACAAAACAAACAGAAATTTATAAGGCGCAGGTACGTGAACTTAATCGTCTTGAAATAGCTGAAGATACTAGTTCAGAAGCACTTGTAAAGCAAAGAATTAGAGTTAATGAAGCAGCAACTGCACTTGTCGGTTACAGAAATAAGTTACTTGAAGCAAACCATACGTTAACAAAACTACAACCTTATAATCCGAATAATATTGTAGGAAAAGGTTTGAATTCCGTTTATAGAACTTCCGAAAAAGTGACAACAGCAATGGCAACAGGATTTCAAAAAGTGAAATCAGCGGCTTATTCTAGTGCATTTGGTATAGCTGCTATTGGCGCTGCAGCAATAAAAGGCGCACAAGCAGCGACAGAACTTCAAAACTCTTATAAAACAACATTTAATTTACTTGTGACAGGTGGTGAAGAAGCGGCTGAAGCACAAGAAAATGTAAATAAGATGCAAGAAGAAGGTGCAGAAATGTCTGTGAAATATGGTGTTTCACAAAAAGATATAGCTGCAGGTTACCAAGAGCTTGTTAAACGTGGATATTCAAGCGCTCAAGCACTTGGGGCAATGAATACCATTTTGCAAGGCTCTGTAGCTTCTGGTGACGATTTTAGCGACGTCGTGCATAATGCTACAGCGACATTGGAATCTTTCGGAATGAAAGTAGATGATGTCAACGGGATGAACCAAAACACAAAGGAAGTCGTCAATCAGATGGCCTATGCTGCTGATTTGACAGCTACAGACTTCCATAGCTTGGGAAAAGCCATGGAGTATGTCGGGGCCTCTGCTAGCTTAAGTAAAATTTCCTTATCTGAAACCTCGGCAGCAATTGGTGTGCTTTCAAATAACGGACTCGAAGCAGACAAGGCAGGTACAGGGTTACGTAAAGTTATAATCTCTCTGCAATCACCTACAGAAGCTGCAGCAGGGGCATTAGAAGAAATTGGCATAAAAACAAAAGATTTTGTTGACCAAGAAGGTAATATGAAATCAATGACGGAAATTTTTGGAATGATCAACAAACATTCTGAAAAGATGTCATCTTTTGAAAAAGGACAACTCTTCCATACTTTATTTGGAACAACAGGTCAACAAGCAGGATCTATATTATCAGCAAATGCTAAGGACTTAGGAGAATTAACTGAAAAAGTTAAAGAAGCTGCAGATGGAGCAGGTTATGTAAAAACTTTAGCAGATAAGAATATGAAGTCTGCTGAGAATGAGCTTAAACAATTTAAACAGGCCGGAGAAGCTGTTCTGATTATGATAGGTGAAAAATTCTTGCCAGTATTATCTGATGCAGCAATTTCAATGAGAGAAGCTTTTGAGTCTAAAGAAGGTAAAAAAGGCCTAGAAGAAATTGCAATTGGAGTTTCAAAAGTTTTCCAAGGGATAGTTAATCTTATTAAATATATAGGTACACACAAAGATGAGGTTATTGTTTTTGGTAAAGCATTCGCAGCAATATGGGCAGTAAATAAAATTGGAAATACTTTAATTTGGCTTGATAAAGTAAGAAATTCTTTACTTGAAATTAAAGCGATCGATGCATTATCTGGCGGTCTTGGAACAGGCGGAATTTCTAAAGGTGCAGGAAAGACTGCTATCAAAGAGGCTGAAGTAATTGGTACATCAGCAATAAAAGGAGGAGTTTCTGAAACAGAAATACTTGCTTCAACAGGAGCTTTAAATAAAGTTACATCCCTGTTGCCTAGAATTCTAGGAATACTTGGTTCAGTAGCCGGTAGTACACTTCTATCTGGTGGTATCAATGCTGGAGCAGAATTACTAAGTAAAGATTCAAATAGTCAAAAAGGTGGAGGTGTAGCAGGTTCTCTTGGAGGAGCTGCAGCTGGAGCGGCTATTGGATCAATGATTGCACCTGGAATAGGAACAGCTGTTGGAGCAGCTTTAGGTGGACTAGGTGGTAAAGATCTTGGAAGAAAGTTAGGAGACATGATTGAGCAAGGAATTAATGAATCCAAACTCAAAAGTGAAAAATTACCAGTTATAAAATTTGATCCCAAGGCTCCAAACGAGCAAATGAAAGTTTTTTCAAAAGATTATCAAAAATTTTTGGATGAAATTAATGACTCATCTAATGTGGATATAATCAATGAAAAATCATTAAATGATGCAAAGAAATCAACAGCTGATGCATATAAAAAAATGAGTAATAATATTGATGATTTCTATAAAAAGCAGGAGAAAGATTCTAAAAAACAAGTTAATATTCTTCTTGAAAATGGTGTTATTAGTAAAAAAGAAGCAGACAAGCTCAATAAGGGTCAAATAAATGCTGATAACACTCGTAAGAAAGAGCAAAAAAAAGTTCTTTCTGAAATGCAAAAAGCTACTGAAAATTATTATGCGAATGTTGAAAAGGAACAAAAAAAGTCTAATAATGATGAAGCTAAACGAAAGAAACAGCACTCAGAAAATTTAAAGAAAATACAATCAGGGCAAACAAAAGAGTTATTAGAAATTGAAAAAAAATATGGTAAAAAATCTCCTCAATATGTTGCAGCAGTAAATGCAGCTAAGAAGAAAGAAAATGATTCATTTAATGCAAATGAACAAAAATCTAAAAAGGCTCATAGTGATAAAATGACTAGCTTAGAAAAGGCTTATGTCAATAAACAAGCTGATTTAGAAGAGAAAATGAACTCAGAAATAGCAATTTCAACAAAAATTGCGCAAAATAAACAACTTGATTCTTTAATTGACTTAAAAAATAAAAAGGGGAAACTAAATAAACAGCAACTTACTGATGCTCTTATTACAGCCGAAAAGGAATTTGATGCTGTAAAAGATAAAGCCAATGCTCAAAAAGATGCTGCAGTCAAAGCAGCAAATGAAAAGTATAAGAAAACGGTGGAAGCAGCTGATAAAGAGCGAGCGCAAAACAGCAATATGTCGAAACAACAATATGATGCTATTGTGAAAAATGCACAACGCCAACGAGATGATACAATATCTGCAGCAAATAAACAAAAAGATAAAACCATTGATCATGCTCAAACAACTTATAATAAAACAACAAATTTAGCACGTAGTAAAGCAGATGACAATATTAAGGCTGCTGCAAGAGAAAGAAAACAAACTGTTTATGAGTACTCAAACGGGTTAAAAGATACTGGTAACGCTTGGAATAGCTTTAGAGAAAGTTTGAATAAAATTTGGACATTTTTAAAAAAACCTTTGATTCCAGGATTTGCGACAGGGACACAAGGATTATCACATGACGAGGTAGCGTTAGTTGGTGAAGAAGGTTTTGAGCTTGCTCACCATCCAAGTAAAGGGATTTTTGCAGTAGGTGCAAATGGACCAGAAATAAGAGATCTACAAGCTGGAACATCCATTTTACCTCATTCAATGTCAAAAGAATTCCTAGCAATGACTACAAAACTTCCAGCACATGCATCTGGTGTTGAAGGTTTCATTTCAAATATGTTTGAGGGAGTAAAAGATATTGCATCCCTAATAAGTAAAGGACCTGAAAATGTTATTTCTAAAGTATTCGAGGCTTCGAGTGTTGCTCATACTCTAGATAATAAATCTTCTTATGACGATCCAATTGGATCATTAGCTTTTCGTCCTATGAAGAGTACTAATGATGATGCAAACAAAAGCACTAAAGATAGCTTTGTAGAATTCGCAAAAGGAATTTTTCAGAAAGTTGAAAAAGAGGCAGGAGGCAATCAAGGTGCACCTTCTGGAGCTGGGGTGCAGCGTTGGGCAGGGCAAGTTAAGCAGGCATTAGCAGCAAATGGCCTTTCAACTAGTCAATCAATGATTGATAAAGTACTCCGTCAAATTCAAACAGAGTCAGGAGGCAATGAAAAAGCAGTTCAAGGAGATATTGGAGATATCAATAATATAACCGGAGATTTGGCAAAAGGTCTGATGCAGACAATCTCTGCTACTTTTAACGCCTATAAATTCCCAGGACACGGAGATATTTTTAATGGATATGATAATTTACTTGCTGCATTGAATTATGCAAAAAGTCGTTATGGCCCAGACCTTTCTTTCCTTGGTCAAGGGCATGGTTATGAAAACGGAGGAATCATTAGTTCTCATGGTTTTTATGAAATTGCTGAAGGGAATAGACCAGAAATGGTAATCCCCCTTGATTCTCAAAAGAAATCAAGAGCAACACAGTTATTGAGTCAAGCCAGTCGAGTAATTAATGGAGGAAAACCAAATCAAAATAATGATGATTCAGTCGACTTCAGTTCCATGATTACTCTACTCTCTCAATTGGTTAATTCTGTTGAGGATTTAAAGAAAAATCCTATACCTGCTTATGCCATGATTGATGGGAAAATAGCTTCAAAGTATTTAGCACCAAACATGAAACAGGCTATTTCGGATGTTGACAATAAAAATAGATGTGGACTAATGTCAAATAATTAGACAGAAAATGAGCTATATTTTCTTAA